CGACCGTTTGATTGACGTAGAGGACGCACCGGAAGGCATAGGCCCGGTTCGCTTGGAGGGCCACGCTGAGGCCCGTGATGCTCTGCATGGTCGTCGTGGTTTCGGTCAGGTTGGCCGTCAGGCGCTTCCCGAACACGGCGAGCACGTCCTGCGTAGAGGACGGCATCCAAGGTACGGGCGCCTGCACCGTGTTGGCGCGCACGGTTAGCTGCTCCGGTTGACGTAGCCGGTGATGTTGATGACGTTCGCGGTGCCGGACCACGCGCGGATGACCAGGCCGCCGCGCATGATGAGTCCAGGCACGATGGGGATGAGCGGGCTGTTCGACGGGATGCTGTAGTCGTTGACTACGGTGTGGTCGGGGTCCGTCGCCCCGCCCCACTGGATGTTGAGCGTTGCCGGCGCCGTCGATGTGTTGTTCGCCCACAGGTAGATTTCGTCGTAGTTGACCGTGCCCGAGATCGCCGTGTGGATCAGTGTGCCGGAGACGGCAGTCGCGGCGACCACGATCGGCAGGTCCGTCGTCGCACCGGAAAGACTCACGCGGGTATAGGTCGCCATCGGTTAGGTCCCCGAGAAGATGCGTTGTTCGATGATGTCCTTGATCGTGGGCGGCAGCGTCTGCGGATCGGGTGGCTGCGGTGGCATCAGGCTCTTGATCTCGAGGACGTTGTTCTCCGTCAGCACGAGGTTCAAGACCTGGATGCCCTGCGGCGGCGCAGCCATAACCTCCGCTCCTGTCCTAGAAGACCCCGACCGCCTCATCGACCGTGAGGAAGTCCGTGACCGAATCCGTCGAGTACATGACCGTGTAGGTGTACTTCGTCGTGGGACTCGCCGGCACCGATACCTTGAACTCATAGAGCGCCCCGGCGGTCAGTGCGACGGCGCCGTTGAGCTTCAGGTTCTTGGTGGTCGTCCCGTCCGTCAGCCGGACATAGACCACCGTGGACGTGGCGACCTGGATTTGGATGAGGATGTACGCGGGCCGCTTGTTGCGCGTGGTGTCGGACCCGGCCGTTCCGCGGTTGGCGTTGTGCGACCGGGCGGTGAACACGGCCGTATCTGCCCCGGGCGCCGAGCCGTTGTACACCTCGACCGTGCGGATACTCATTAGCTGCTCCCGACCACCCCGTTGTAGCCCACTTCCTTCACCCGATAACTGTAATAGCCGGCACGTCGGAAATCCGACAGGTCCCGATTGTACCCGAAGTTCTCCGGTGCGAGCGCATGTCCGTCCAGGCGCTTGGAGGCTTCGAGCTCCACCAGGTATTGCTGGCGGTATGGACCCTGCTCGTCGTTGAGAGACAGCTCCGCGGCGGCGAGGCACGCGAGGCGCATGGTTTCCTCGTGCATGGCGCCGCCGAGGCCGTAGAGGTTTGTCGCGTCGAGCTTCGAGATCAGCACGAGCTTCTGATAGGACAGCGTGTAGTTGGCGTCCGGCTCGGGCCAGAAGTAGAGCTCGTAGCGTTGGCCCGTCGTCTGGTCCACATCGACCGGTCGCACGGCGGCCATGGTTGGTGGGTTCGTGCCGGCGCTTACGAGGCCCTGGTATTGACGGCGAATCATCTGCTCTGGCACGAGCAAGCACGGGTGCCACGCCTTGTCCGGCTCGTAGGTCAGCTCGCCTTCGATGCCACCGAAATCGTCCGGCAATCGACTGCGGCCGGTGGCCGCGACGGTGAATGCCTTGTTGGCGCCCTCTGCCGCGGCGGTGCTCGTCACCGTGACGGAGGTGCTCGAGACGTAGGTGGCAATCGTGTACTCGTTCCCGCTCGTCGTGAACTTGATCTTGGACCCGATCATCTCGCGGAAGAAGATGCCGGTGCCGGTGACAACGATGGTCGCGGTCGGGGTCCCGCTCGCGGTTGCGCTGGCGCTGTCGGCCCAGGCAATGACCGTCGCGGTGGGGCTGAGGAACGTCCAGCGGTGCGCGCGGAGCATGCCGCGGAGGCCCGACTGGATGATGCGTGCGACCGCATCCGTCTGCGCCGTGTCCCACAGCGTGGTGTCGGTCCCATAGCCGACCATGTGACCAACCTCTTTCTGGAGGTTGGTGAAGCCGAGAGAGAGGGTGCTTTCGGCCATAGCCTACTGGCGGGTCCGGGCGGTCCGGGCGGTCCGTGCGGCTGCGGCTGCGGCTTCCTTGGCCCGCCGCCGGGCGGTGATCTCCGCGATACGTGCCCGCGCGGCGCGATACCGCCCTTCCTGGGCGACGTTCTCCTCGTGCTCCGCGCTCCTCTGTTCGAGCGTCTTGGGCGCCGTATCGTAGGCGTAGCTCTTGGGGCCTTCCTCCTCGATCACGGGACCCTTCTTCATGCGGCGAAAGGCCGCGTGGAAGGCCATGCGGCGGGATTCCGCCTCCGGGTTGGAGTAGGCGCCGGACGCCCTGTAGGCGCCGAACGGACTGTGTCGCGCGTGCATCATGACGGTTCTCCGATGAGCGCCTTCTTGCGGGGCACGGGGGCCTCAAGGGTCGCGCCCGCGTGGTGTGTCTCGGCCACGGTCCCGATGAAGCCGCTGTGCACGATCACGGCACAGAGCATTTCGCGTGAGAGCGCGGTCGGCCCCTCGTGCAGCCGATCGTTCCAGTAGCGGAAGTGGTAGTAGCTCTGGAGGACGTTGGGGGGCATGAGTCCGGGACCGATCTCGCGGCCGGTCGCGTCTCGGTGCGGGGGCAGTTGAAGGACTTCCCGCAGTCGGTGCTCGTCCTGCTCGATCATCTGCCGCATCGTATGGACTCCTGATCGGACCACTCACATTCCAGGGGTCGGGTCGGGCCATGTACGGTCACCCGTACTGTGGCCCGACCCTTCCCACTAGCCTGCTAGATACCCACCTCGTCCGCGATGGAGGCCAGGCGCCACCAGTCCACGGTCATGGTGACCGAGGTGGACGAGTGCTGCTTGAGGGCGAAGAGGACCGCGAGCTCCTCGCCGTTGGGGAAGTTGGTCGCCCCGGGCTTCACCGTCGTGGCGTTCTTCACGCCGTCCACCCAGTACGAGGTTTCGGTCCCATCGAAGTGGATGCCGAGCTTGATGTAGGTCGCGGCCACCGGGACCTTGATGCCGGTCACGAGCTTGGTGCTCGCGCCCGAGCCGGCCAGGTGGATCGCGTCGATCGCGTCGCCGTCCGTCTCCTGCACCTCGAAGCCCACGAGGTCCTTGGCGGCGATTCCCGTGCCGTCGTCCGCGAGGAGGCCGTCCGCGGGCGTGCCCTCCTCCGCGAGTCCGACGTACCAGGACACGGTGTCGGTGATGAGGCTGACCTTGATGCGGGCCTCGAACCAGACGTGGCGGTTCGAGCCCGCGGTGTTGCTGATGACGGTCATGACGGCGCGGTTGCCGCCCGTCGTGAGCGCCACCTCCTTGTCCGCCGTGGTGGCGCCGGTCGTGAGCACGAGCTCTCCGAATCCGGTCGCCGCGGGGCGGATGCTGCACGTCGAGTCGATGTACGGGTAGTACCCGCTGCGGATGCTGGTCGAGGCGCCGGAGTCCGCCCAGTCGGGGCTGTTCTCCCAGTCCTCGTGGTGGAAGATGCCCCGGCCCGAGTCGATGATCTCGAGGATCGGGCAGTTGCGCCAGAGGCTCTTGCTCGGGTTGCGGCTGGTGTCGGCGGTCGCCTCGTCGCCGTGCTGCAGGAATACGTTGGCCGGCATTGGGGCCTCCTACGCGGTCGCCAGGAGGGCCTGGGAGCGCCGGTTGACGCACAGGACCTGCCAGGTGAGGTCAACGTGGATCGTGGAAACCGTGTGCTGGGTGGCCGAGGGGCGCGGCTCGCTCTCGCGCAGGTACTCGCCCTTCAGGAACACGGGCCGGAAGTCGTTGAGGTTCAGCATGATGAACGGGTCCGTGCGCGTCGCGTTGCCGTCCAGCTCGGGCACCCACTGGATCTCGTGGCCCCGGAATACCATCTGGTCGGTGTAGGGCGCGAGCTCGCGGCCCAGGTTCTCGTTCTGCGCCTCCCCGATCTCCTCCAGGGCGTTCGCCACGGTGTCGTTCGTGTAGATCCGGTACATGAAGTCGCCGGATCCCATCGAGTGGTCGGACACGGGCGTCGGGCTCTTGAACCGGATCTTGCGGTACGCCTTCCGCGCCTTGAGGATCAGGTCGTCCTTGGTCACGTCGGTGTACGTGTCCATGTAGTTGGCCCAACGCGCGTGGGACAGGCCCGCGGTGTCGGAGCCGATCGCGTGGACGCTCGAATGGCCGGTCGTGCCGCTCGTCCATCCGAGCCAGTAGAAGACGCCCCACACGGACTTGTTATCCGTGCTGTCGGTGGGCTTGCCGAAGAACTGCGTTTCCATCAGGTTGGCGATGTCCACCATGCAGCCCACGCGCCGCGGCTCCACGATGTCCACGATCTGCGTGGGGCCGGCGCGGTTCATCGCCAGCTCCTTGCGGTCGTAGCTGTAGTTTCCCGTGGTGTGGCGCCAGGGGATGCTGATCTCCTTGAGCGTGTCCTTCTCGCTCGCGGAGTCGGCTTCCCACAGGCCCACCATGCGGGCGTTACCCGCCGTGGTGACCTGCAAGCGCCGGAGGATCTGGCGGCCGCTCTCGAACTGGACCTTGTCCTTCTTCATGAGCCGCCCCATCACCTCGTGCTGCTGGATCGTGGTGGCGACCATGTTGAAGCGGAGTTTGCCCAGGTCCTTGAGCGTACCGATCACCAGATCGTTGATGTCGGTATCGGTCAGGGTGGCCACTTCTTGTTACCTCGCTGGTTGAAGGGTAGCGGCGCTAGATTTCGCCGTCCTCGCCGTCGTCCTCCCAGTCGGGGCGCACGCCATGCTCCCGCAGGAAGCGCGCCGCGCCTGCGATGGCGCGTTTGCGGCCCGTGGGCATGACATCGTTCCGTTTGATGCTGGGTGACGGCCGGGCGATGAACTGGCCGGCCCGGTTGCGGGCCTGCTCGAGCGCCTGTTGCCGTTTCACCGACTCCTTCACCGGCCCCATCTCCGCACGGAGGGCCTTCTGGAAAATCTGATCGAGATGGACGGGCCGGTCCGCGGCCGCTTCCGCATTGGCGAGGGCGACGAACGTGTCGAATACCCGCTGGCGGTTGGCCCGCTGCTGCGGGTCCGTCACGGTGCGCATCGCCCCCTTGCCGAACTCGGCCGCGTACTCCTGGGCCTGTTGGGCGAAGAGGGTATCGACCGCGGCTTCGGCTTCGTTCGCAGCCTGGCCCTGGATGCGTCCGGTCACCTCCTCGAGCTGCGCCTTCATGGACTCCTTCTCGGTCAGGAGCTCCTGCAAGGTATCGAGGAGCGCATCTTCGTACCGATCCGGGTCCACGTTTTTGCTGCGGAACAGCGCCCGGATATCGGCCTTGGTGACCCTGGGGTCACCGCCCTGCTTCGCAGCCGGAGTGGCCTCGGCTGCGGGTGTTGCAGTGGGGATGACGGGACGAGCGGAGTGTCGCTCGAGCGCCGTGACGTACAGCTCGAGGGCTTGCTCCGATCCGAAGTGTTCGACCTGCTCGGGGGTCACTCCGGCACGTTCGGCACGCGCCAGGAGCGCGTCGATGGCTGGCGGGATGGGTTCGGATCCCGGATCATCGGTCGGTGCGCGCGGGTCGGGCGCGCCACCGGCGCGCCGGTCGGCCGAGTCATCGCCATCGGCCTTATCGGCCTCCCATCCGTCGTCTTCCGAGTACGCGTCGTCCTCGTCGCCGGCCTCACCGAATGGGTCGGCGGCCTTGCCGCGGAGGGCCTCGAGGTCTGCCTTGCTGCTCGCTTGGCGCGCCGGTGGATCGCCGGGGGCTGGTGTGCTCTTGTCCTCCGGCTCGTCCGTCGCCTCCGCGTCCGCGCTCTTGGGATCGGGCTCGTTTGCCACGCTCATCTCCCGGTGTAGTCGCCGTATCCGCCGCTGCGATCGACAAACCCGAGCGCACGCAATACCTGGTTGCGGTGTGCGCGGCTCGTGAGGATCGCGTCCCCTGTGTTGGGGTTGAAGTGCGTCGGCACGCCCGCCTTGCGTAGCCGGGCCTCGGCCGCCTTCACCTCGTGCTCACCGACACCTAGCGCCCATGATTCCATCGGCCAGTTGCCTGGTGTGTCGTGGACGCTGCGTGCTTGCTCCACCACGAGCACCCGGAACAGACGGCAGCCCAGCAGGTGGTGTCCGCCGTTGACGCGCGTGCGGTCGAAGTCATCGAAGCTCATGTAGCGTTCCGCGGCCGTTCCCGACCGGACATCTTCCAGCACGTAGGTCGGCATCAGCGGATCCCCATGCCGCCGCGGTTCATCGCGGAGAGCTCGGCGCCCTGTACCCCGCGCCCGGCCGCCATCTGCGACTGAACGAAGTCCCGGCCGTGTCGGGTGATCTGCCCGGGGGTGCGCTTGTACTCATAGGTCCGCTTGGACGGCCCGAGCAGCGCGCTACTGGACTCCGGCCCCGGCCGTACTGGACCTGCCTGGTCCGCGAAGGACGGGTCGCTCCAGACCACGATGTCGTTGATCTCCGGCGTGTTCGTGTACTGCGAGTACGCTGCCTGGAGTGCCTGCCAGTCGATCATCCCGCCCTGTTGCGACAGGATCGGGAGCGCGGGCAACGCAACGCCGGTCACGTAGTCCTTGATCGCCATGAGCTTGGTCGCCGGTGTGTCCGGTTGCATGGAGAACGTGGCGATCGAGAAGTTGTAGTCGAGGAAGTCCCCCTCGGCGGACTGCGCGGAGTAGACGAACGGAACGCTGACATCCGTGCCAGGCACGCGCTTCGTGAGCGGAATCGAAATGAAGGGGTCATAGAACAGATACCACGCCAGGTCTCGGACGATCCGGCCGGTGAAGCTCTCGACCCGCGATTGCATGTACTGCATGCGCTGGCTCGCATTGGCCGCCAGCAGGCGGTCCTGGGACGCGGTTTCGCTCTGAGGCGAAAGGCCGCCGAGCAGATCGAGGTTGCCGGCCATGTACGGGAAGATGTCCCGCAGGCCGAGGAAAAACTGGTAGAGTCCGGCATTGACGCCGCCCGTCACGAGCTCCTGTACCGACCCGGGCACGTCGGAGCGGATGACATCGCCGTCCGATGCCTGCACCACGCGGTTGGCGTCCTGGTCGCCACCGGGGCCGACCACGCCGAGCGTCTTCAGTCGGTCGGCGCCGTCGATCATCTTGCGCATGGCCCGATTGGCGGCCATGTGGATGTCGTACCACTGTGCGGCCGGCGCAAGCGGATAGGGCGAGCCCGGTACTTCCGTGAAGCCGAGGATGTGGAACGGGCCGCGTTCCGGTCCCGTCCACCGGACGATCCGCACGGGTTCGGGCTTGATCGTATTGCCCACGGTGGCGAACGTGACGACGAGCTTTTCCTTCGGCAGCCAGATGTCCCACAACTCGAGGTAATCCCGCACCTGCGAATCGCCCCGGCCCTGGTGTCCGCGTCCGATCTCCCCGATGCGCGTATCGCCGCCCTCGTTGTGCATGAAGTCGAGCGCGCCGTCCGAGGGGCGGATCTCGTTCTCGTCGATCTGATAGACCTTGCTCTCGATGGCCCACGTGTAGGGCACACGATAGCGGTTCCCAATGAAGTCCACCGCTTCGAGCGAATCGGCATTCATGTCGATCACGAGGTCATCGAGATCGACCCGATCCGCGAATGGCTGCCCCGGGTCATGTAGCTGGCCGTCGATCTCGATTGGGCCTTTCGCGTTGAGCCCGACCTTGATGCACCCGATCCCAATGAGAGCGTCACCGACCGCGCGTTGCAGCGTGGTGACGAGCCCGATTTCGTGCTCGATCAGGTGGTTGAGCGCCAGCTCGAGGTTGTAGGCCGGGATCGCCAGTTGGCGGTAGGGCGTGGCAACCAGTGCCCGCGGGTTCTTGGCCGCAAGGTGGGCCGTGTAAATCGAGTAGCCCAGCTCGATGAGGTTGACCGGGACATCGACCAGGGAGCCGTCTTCGCTGTAATGGCTCCCCACGAGCTCTTTCCAAACGGATTTCCGGTTCTCCCGAAATGGCTTCATCCTCTCGCGTGAAGCCTCGATCGCCGCACAGAGGTCCTTCGTGTCGATGCCGCCCAGCATCATCGCGGAAAACTTAGAACGGCCGGCCAAACCCTGTCAACAAGGAACTGCCGGAAATCCGACATGGGTGTCGGTAAACCGACCCCGGGGCTAGGCGGTATGGGGGCCGCAGGCGATGGTGACGGCGTACTCGCCCTTGGAGCCGCGCAACTGCGCGTAGCGCCAGTGGATGTGCTGGTCGTTGTCGTTACGCCCGAGCCAATCCGCCACGGCGTCACGGACGCCCTTCAGTGCTCCGCGCAGGTTATCGTCGTCCAGCACACGTGGCGCGATGCGCACGAGCCACACGTCGATCTCGCCGTCGCGCAGGATGGCCGGGGGGCGCAACGAATCGGCCCTGAGGTGCCAGGCTACGCAATCACGTTCGTTGCGTACCCGTCGATGACGTGTCCGCCAATGTTCCCGCGCGTTCGACGCGGAGATCGTTCTGAGCGGGAAGTTGTGGCGTGCGCTGGGAACCCCGAGCGCGCAGAGGGCTAGTTGGCGTTCAGGGCCGGCCACAGACCACCTACTTGAACCAGCGCAGTTTGGTCTGCCCGGGCATGGATTCCTCGGCCAGTCGGCCGCCGCGTTCGAGGCGGCGGGCCATGAGGCAGCCCGGCGGGATGCGCACGGGGGCGGTGATCGTCTGGATCTTGCGGCGGGTGATCTCTTCCAGCGCGAAGTTGGCGAGCGCGTCCGCGATGACGCGATCGCCGTGACTGGAGGCGGCGCCCGAGGGGTCCTTGTCGTCCGCGCCGATGCTCTCGAGGTGGATTGCGTGGCCGTTTGGCAGTCGCACGTACTTCCGACACTCCTGGATCGCTTCCAGGCTGTGGTTGATGAATCGGCCTTGTTCCAGCGCATCCCGGTAGGAATAGAGCAGCGAGTCCTTCGTGTCCTGGCCTGTGTGGAACCCGTAGGAGTCCGTCGCCTTCTTGGAGAGCGCCGATTCCTTCCGCCGATAGTACACGTTGCGGTAGCCCTCCTGGATCACGCGATCCCCGAAGTTCTGGCCCGGTCCGCCGTTGCATTCCCAAATGAGATATGCGCCGTTGAACAAGCGTGCGATCTCGACGGCCTTGACGGCGAACGATTCGGGCCGGATGATGGCGCTCGTCAGCTCGCACACTTTCTCGCGCGTGGTGGTGTCCACCACGCTCAAGCTCGAGTTGCTCGCGCCGGTTCCGGCGCTGATGTCGGCGCCGATCACGTACATGCGATCGCGCGGCGGAAACCCCGTGTCCATCGGGATCCACAGGTGGACATCGCCTCGGCCGCCGAGCGGGTGGAAGCGGTACTCGTGTTCGCTCTGGCGTACCACATCGCCACGCAGTAAGGCCGGCCGGGCGTGCTCCCGGGCATGCGCATCGAGCTCGACGCTGCCGAAGAACAGCCAAGCCGAGCCCAGGTAATCAATGTCAAGCTCTTGGGCGATCTCGTTCGTATGGCGGCACCGACGGCATTCGGCGTCGTACCAAGGGGAGCGCATCCCGCCAAAGCGCGGGTTGCGCGGCACATCGGTCGAAAACGGGTACTCCAGACCCGCGCCTGCGGGCCACTTCGTGCGGAGTGTCGCGTCGCGCCGTGCATCCTCGTAGTAGGTCGGATCCAGAACCCGCAACTCGCCGGCCACATAGTGGTACAGGCCACGGCGCTTGATCGGGTGCAGGCTCCAGTGCACCGTGAGCTTGCGAAAGTTGGGGTCGTGTGCGATCTCATAGCTGGCGTTCCCCGAGCCCTGCGGGGTGAAGTTGTAGATCCGGGAGAGTGTCACGTCGCGCGTTCCGGTCGCAATCGCGGCCTGGTTCGGCATCTTCGAGAACTCGTCGATCAGCAGAGCCGTTCGCCGGTCCGCGACGCCGGCGAAGGTGTTGGTGCTTTCGCCGTTGATCGTGGAACCTGTCCAATGGTTCTCGGCGTGCATTTCCCGACGTTCGTATGCGGGCACGAGCCATGCAGGTTCCCGCCGGAGAATGAAGTCGAGTTTGCTGAACAGGGCTTTCGGGTCGCCGCGTTTCTCGACGAGCTCGGCTTTGCGGGACAGCCAGAGGAACGTCCTCAACTCGTGAAACTGCCATTGCCACGCTTGGGCCGTCAGGCAGAGCCACGAGGCGCCCATGTCCCGCGACTTCTCGATCACCAAGTCGTGGTCCCCGATCGCGGTCAGGATCTCGAGGAGCGCGGTGTCCTGGTAGGGATAGGTGATGAATGGCAGCACCGCGCTCGTGCGCGGCTCGAAGATCCACACGAAGGCGTTGATCCAGAACAGGGGATCTTCGCGGCACATCTGCCAGAATTGCTGCCGATCCGTCTTGGACCCGTCACCCATTCGCAGCAGCTCGCGCCGATAGGCCAGGTTCTGCGTGAAACCCTTGGGCACGAGATGGTAGTGCGGGCAGTAGGCCGCCACGCGATCCGTTGGCCAGAACTCGAAGAACCCCGTCACGCCGTGTCCGGCTCGGATCCGTTCGGGAGCACGCCCGTTTCCGCGCTGGTCTTGACGCGGGCCAGGCGCTCGATCATCCCCGAGAGCTCCGTCGTCCGCGTATGCACGGATTGCTCACGTGCGTAGTCGGACTCGGTGAATGCGTTACGGAGCCACGTCTGGTAGAACGCCGTTTTCAGCCGCGGATCACGGGCGCAGGCCACGAGTAGCGCATGCGCGCCCGGGCTTGGTGCCGCCTCGACCGGGATGCGATCGAATGGAGCCCCCATGTGCTGGTAGACCCACTCCGCGTCCCGCACGGGAGTCGTGTGGCAGTCGCGCGCCAGTTGCATGATGGTTGATGCGGTCGGGGTCCGATACCGCTTGGCCGATCGCGCGTCCGCCGGCTCGGGATCGGCGTCAACAACGGCCGGCGCGTCCGCTACGGGGTCCGGCGCGTCCGCTACGGGGTCCGGCGCGTCCGCTACGGGGTCCGGCTCGGGCTCGGTGGGATGGGCGATACCGAGCAGTTGGGGCTCGATCTCGGCACGGGCCATAGTTTCGGCCTCGGCTGGCGAGGTGCCCGATGCTATCCAGTGGGCCACGAGCTCGCCATAAGCGGCCGTAAGACCGGCACAGGCGAGTCGGATGGCCCAGTCGTCGGTCATGCGCTATCGGACGGTGGGATCGGAACCGGAATGCGGGCGCGCTCCATCCATTTTCGCACGGAGTTGGCTTCGATCCATTTCCCTTTCCGCGTGCGGAATCCTTCCTTGCTCAGTTGCCGCGCCACGTCCGCGACGGTCATTTCACCGGCCAGGTGGACATCGTACAACTCGATCAGCCGATGGAGTAGCGGTTGCTCTTTCGGATCGGGGATGAGCCTGCCCTTGCGGTCCTTCTTGTACCCGATTCTCGTGATGCCCGTTGCAGGATAGCCCCGTGCCGTGCGTGCGGCCAGCGCCGCCTTGATCCGGTCGCTAATGGTGGCGCGTTCCCACTGGGCGACCGCGCCGAGGATATGGAGCACGAGTCGCCCGCTCGCGGTAGACGTGTCGAACTGCTCGGTCACGGACAGCAGGCTCCAGCCGTGTTTCTCGGCATGCTCCAGGACGTGCAACAGGTCCTTGAGGTTGCGCGTCAGCCGGTCCAGGCGCGCCACGAGCAGCCCCTCTGCCTGATGGGCCTTGAGCGCCTCGAGTGCGGCCAGCGCGCCCGGGCGATTCGCTATCTTGCGCCCGGAAAGTGCGGGATCCACGATCACGCGAGCGATGGTGTGGCCGTAGAGTCCGCAGTAGCGGCCGCATTGATCACGTTGCGCCTCGATCGAGTACGCGCTGGCCTGTTCTTCGGTCGAACACCGGCAGTAGAGGATCACGGAGAGCGGCCGCGTGTGCGCTGAATAGGCGCCCTGAACTCCCCAGGGGGTCACGATGAGATCAGGCATGGCGTGGCCGGTTCCAGATGGCAAGCGCCTCGGCCCATGTCAGGGTCTGGAGCGTCTGCCGTGTCAACCCGCGCTCGCAGAGATCACGGAGCACGTCCTTGCCTGATTCCGTTGCGAGCCAGCGCCCCGGCCGGTCGTCGCAGCTATCGGACGGGATGGGTCGTTCCCACAAGGCGACCATCTCCAGGTGGTTCGCGGCGGACTCGATGGTGCTCACCACGGTAGCCGGAGCCGTATCGCCCCGGGCGCGGAGCCATGCCGCAATGGCCTCCATGAGTTGGAGGTCCGGGTCCAGATCATCGGGCAAGGGGATTACGTCCGCGTCGGGCTCCACGTCGCCGGCCGCGCAGTCACATGGCATCCCATGCCCGTAGACAGTAACCAGCGTGTAGCAGTCCATACCGGAGTCCGGGTGACAGAGCGGTTTGGGCTCGGGGTCGCAGATACCCGCGTTGCCGCGCATGGGCATGCCGCAATGCGCACAGATGGGGAGCTCGCCGGGGGCCTCCCAAACTACCGGGTCGTCCGGCCCGCCACCCGGCCTGTCACTGGCATGTGCCATGATGTCACCGCCCCCTCCTAGACCTCGGCCCGGCACCGATCCTCGGTGAGACCGGCGCAGAGCGCCTCGTGCGCCTCGCGGCACGTCGCCGCATCCGGCGGGACGAGCATGTAGTAGACGCGCGGCGTGGACCCGTCGGACGCCACGAGCCAGCGTTGCCCCTCCCGGTCCTGCAGCAGCGCCCGCGTGATCGCGGGCCGCCCCGGCGTACGCCGCACGCTGTCCATGTGGATGAGCTTGGCGCCCGTAGCGGCGAGGTAGCGCCCCTCACCGAACCGCTGACGCATGACGCGCCGTACCTCCGCGTTCGGCTCGGCGTGGATCGCCTCTACCGTGATGGTCTCGGGTGTCTCGACAATCCATGCCGGGACGCGCACCCCGTGGACCGCGTAGAGGGCGGAACCGTCACGCCACAAACAAAACGGTCCGTCGTCTGCGTGCGGCCGCCGCTGGTCGTCCACGGCGAGCCGGGTGGGGAAGTCGGAGATCAGGCAGAAGTCCGGGTGGATGATCCGTGGTCCCGCGTGGCGGCAGAGCACCTCGTAATGGTTCCATGCCGCGTAGTCGATCGGGAGTTGCGCGACGTAGCGGAAGAACGTCATGTAGGCGCACCAGCCGGCCCACTGGTTGCCACCGTGCCACATGCGGGAGAACGACGCCGCGCAGCCCAACCCAAACGCCGGGTCGCCAAAACACGCGGCCACACGGCCCATTCGTGCCAGCCCGGGTACGACATACCACGTCGCCTGGCGCGTCGCCTCGTCGGTCGCCGTGTAGGTCGCCGCGCGCGTCGCCTCGACGGTCGCATCGTAGGCCGCCTGGCGCGTCGCCTCGTCCGTCGCCGCGCCCGTCGCCTCGAATGTCGCCGCGCTCGTCGCCGCGAAGGTCGCCGCGAAGGTCGCCGCGTCGGTCGCCTGGCGCGTCGCCGTATCGATCGCCTGGAGCGTCGCCGCGTCGGTCGCCTGGCGCGTCGCCTCGAAGGTCGCCGCGTCCGTCGCCTGGCGCGTCGCCTCGCGCGTCGCCGTATCGATCGCCTGGAGCGTCGCCGCGTCGGTCGCCTGGCGCGTCGCCTCGAAGGTCGCCGCGTAGGTCGCCGCGTAGGTCGCCTCGAAGGTCGCCGCGTCGGTCGCCTGGCGCGTCGCCGCGTCGGTCGCCGCGTCGGTCGCCGTGTAGGTCGCCTCGCGCGTCGCCTCGTAGGTCGCCGCGCGAGTCGTCGCCTTCTTCTGATGCCACCAGCCCGCCGCGAAGCCGCCCGCGAAGGCCGCAACGAACGGGCTAGGAACGAACACGATGCGCTCGTCCGGGGGCGGGACCAGTCCCGCCGCGCGGTACATCCCACGCACCGCCGCCCGGCACATCGCGCGCTCCTCGCCGGTCATGGGCGCCGTGCGCATCGCCACGTCGATCCACTGGTCACGCCACTCCCCGAACCGGGCGCGGTGCGCGTCCGTCAGGCTGTAGAGGTCCAACGGCTAGTCCTCCACCGCGCGCCGCGTCTGCATGTCGAGCTGGCGCACCACGCGGAACGTGCCGGCCGGCAGCGCGAGATGCGCGTGCTCCGGGTGCCGCAGCGTCCACCCGGCCGCCGAGACCACGACGATTTCGCCGCCGACCCTGTCCGCCTCGAAAACCTGCGCCGGGGTGCCGGCGACGTGGCGCGCCCCAACCGAGGTCCCATCTACGAGCTGCGCACGCCGCCGCGCGCCACGCGGGACGCCGTCCGGCACCCGCTCCAAGTACACATCCCCCTGGCGCACCCACTCCCCCAACGCCAGGGCGACAATCCCGACAGGCTCCACCTGCGCCCCGCCTGCCTCCCGCGCGATCCGCTCCACCACCTCGCCCACGCTCATCATGTCCGTTCTCCTGGTGTACCACACATGTACCACACCGCTCTGGCGGCGTCCAGTGCCGGGGTTACTGGATTCCCGCCGGCAGCTTCGCCCGCTCTCCCGACCACGACCCCGCCGCCCTGCTCGGCCGCTGCCGTGCGCCCCCGGCGTCTCTCGATCTCCTCGATGCGCTCCTTGTCCCGCCGGATGCTCGCCCGGAGACCCGTCGTGTCCAGCGGGGTGTTGAGCCACGGGCACAGGCGCATCGTATCGGCGATGGTCTTGGCCAGCGCCTCGCTCACCAGTCCCGCGGCCACGAGCGAGGCCAGGTCGCCCCTGCTCTTGCGCCACGCCTTGTTGATGGCGGCGTACCGTTCGGCCTGCGCTTCGCGCTCCTCGATCCGCTCGTGCAGCGCCTCGACGGCGTCCTCGTCATCACTGAACACGCTGCGGTCCAGCGCCCGCTCGATCTCGTCGGCCTTGGAGTCATGCTCCTTGGCCTTGGCCATCGACTCGCACCCAGCGTGCATGCCGGCGTCCATCCGCGCCAGGTCCCGGCGGTGCCGCTTCTCCGAGTGATGCCCGACGAGCACCGGCTGGCCGAACGGGATTGACTGTGCGATCTCGTCCGCTCGGCCGAATGCCGCCTCCGCCCTGACCCGCCGGCCCTCCGCCCATGCACGCCGCCTTTCGAGCCGCCACTCCAACCTCTCACGCCTGGTCATTTGCGTCCTCCTCGAAGTAACCTCAGTGTCGGCCCGGGCGGGTTGCGAGCCCGCCCACAGGGACGCCCCGGACCTAGTCCTCATCCGGGAGCATGACCGTAACTACGGGGTCGAGCGTGTCGCCGGGACCACACACCGCCTGCAACTCCACCGCGCGAGCCTGCACCCCACGCCCCTCGCGCGGCACCCGCAGCACGCGGTAGAGCAGCCGGTCGCCACGGCATCGGCTCATCGCGCACCGGAGCATCCACACCACGTCATGCCCACGGCCCCGTTCGCTCTGCCCGGTGCCGCAGGGCTTGCGCTGCTCATCTGATTCCGTCCAGGCGATCACGGACTCCCATACCGCCCGCGTCACCGCGACCGGATACCGGATCCCAACCTCGCGCGCCCACTCGGACACGTCCACGAGCTGCCCATCGTCCAAGGCCATCGCCCGCGTGTAGACCGAGATCGGCTCGCCCCAAAACGCCACGTCGTTCATGACACCCTCCCAGGTTTGGGTCCGCAATGTACTACGCCAGCACACCCGGCCGTGTCGGCCCGGCCGGGGTGATTCCCCGGCCGCGCCCCGCTAGCTCTCCCACTCGACCCGCCCGTCCCGGCACGGGTCGTACCGCGGCATCGCGCGCCCCCGGCAGTCGGGACAGTGCATGTGCACGGGCTCGCCGCGCATCTCATCCCCGATCACGGTCCCGAAGTCGGCACACCGCTCGCAGCGCGGCGCCGCGTCCGGGCACCAGTAGCTCGTTTCCTCACCGTGGTAGACCGGGTCTGGATCGGGCATCCGACGCCAGGCGCCATTCACGGGCCGCGCCATCTAGCGCTCCTCCTCCGCCCGAGCGCAGGCGGTTTCGATGTACCGGCGGACCTCGGCCTCACCCGCCCCGATGTGCGCCTCCAGGGCGGCCTCGCGCACCGCGTCCAGCGAGAGGCGCGCGTACTCCTCGCGCCCGTGCTCCTGGTCGTAGTCACCTCCCTGCGCGCTGCCCCAGACGATGAGGAGGCAGTACCCTCGCCCCGCGCGGAACACCTCCACGTCGAGGTAGGTGTGCCCGGGCACGTGGCCGTACGGCCGGCCAGCAAAACCGATGCTCTTCACCTTGGCCATGCTTCACCCTCCAGTTGGTGTGTTACCTACGCTCGCCCACCCTCGCCCCGGTCCGCCACTCCGCGATGCGCCGCTCCGCTTCCGCCGTCGCCGCGCGGTTCAACGCCGCGATTTCCTCGGCCTCGTCGTCGGTCGGCAACGGCCACGCCCACCAGCCGCCGAGTACCTCCTCGGCCGTCTCGTGCACATACCCGCCCAGATCCGGGCGCAGTCCGTACACGAACGCTCCCAGGTTGCTGACGTGGTAGCTCATTGCAGTCCTCCGCTTCTCCGTTGAAAGCGCCCGGCTCGCGCGCCGATGGTGCCGGGCAACCCCTGGATAGCGAGCAGGCCTCGCAGGTGTCCGCTCGCAGGCGCTTTTGCCTAGTCGTCCTCGCTCGCCTCCATTGCCTCCTGCTCTACCTGGCCGAATCGGCCGACCCACGGCGCCTTGGTGGGCACCAGGAACGCCGCGCCGCTGCGGGCGCACTCCGCGCACAAGTGCGCTGATTCCAAGAGCACGCCGTTCAGCGTGGTCACCGAAGCGATCACACACGCCGGCGCCTCTTCGCAGTCATCGCAGATGACGAGGACGCGCTCTTGCTTGGTCACTTTAGTCGTCCTCGCTCCGGTCGTAGCCGTCATGCGTGCACCCCACCTGGCCGCACTCACCGCAGTAGTCGCGCCGATCCAGCGGGATCAGGTCGTCAGGGTCGACCAGGTGTCGCCGGTCATCCCCGACCATCACCGCGACCACCCGCCCACCCACGTTCGGGACCCACTCGCTCTCTCCCGTCTCCTGCTCGTACTCCTGGCCGTCCTCGTCGATCATCAACGCCGTGTTCGGCTCCCACCTCGGCTCCCACCCGAGGAGCCGAAAAGCCACACCATCCAACCCGCGCACGCGCACGCGGTATGCCGCGTCAAAGTCGAGCTCACCGCCCGACCATCGCACCACACCATACACGCACTCCACGTTGTCCTTGCGCACCATTGCACCCTCCCAGGTTTGTAGGGCCGCACCGGGCGGCCCGAATGTACTACGCCAGCACAAGCCCGGCCCGGGCGCCCCGGCCGGCCCTACTGGCCGCTATACGCCGCGTCCAGGTCGTCACTCGCGTCGATGTCCAGCCGCAGCGGATCGACCACACCATCACCCGACAACGCGTAATCACCCTCACGCGGCCCACGGGCCGCGCATTCCTCGCCTCACGCGGCGCACAAGACACCCATCCGCCACCCGTCGTCCGGGTCCCACCAGCGCACCGCCTGCGGCACCAGATCCGACTCGTCCCGGGTCCCACAGACCCCGCAGTACCCAGCGCCCCACCACCGGGACAGGCCGTACGTCCGCAGACCCGGACCCGGCTCGTGCTTCCGCGTCATCTTCTCCCTCCTTGTTTGTGGAAATCTACCCTACTACGCTCGCCCACCCGTCAGACGCTACGATCACATCAGCGCACCCACGACCAGATCACCGCCAGACAGGACAACACCAGCCCAACCGCCGTCAGGATCTCCAGCAGCTCCACACTCACCACCACCCGCACCGGCGCCGGCGCCACAAAGCGCGGCGCACACCCGGCATCGTCCCAGTCCCGCAAGCTCCCACTGTCACCACGCATCGCGCCCCTCCCAGGGTTGCCGCCGCACCACCCGCGGCACAAACGGACTACGGGAGCGCACCCAGGACGCTCACGTCCCGCACATACCGATGATATCTCTCTTCTTCGGCGACCAGCCCTGCCACCAACCGCGCGGGCAACACCATCCGCCCGTCCCAGAACCGGACCAGGCACATCACGCCAGCCGTGACCGGATCGGCCGCAATCAGGCGCAATTCCTCCTCAGTCACGAATCCGTAGGCCGCCTGCCGGATGACCTCCCGTCCCGTCCGCATCGCACACCTCCCAGGGTCGATGGCCGCACCCGCGGCACAAACGTACTACGCCAGCTCACCCGCTCGTCCTGGTCAAGAATAGACCCCGCCCCGCATGCGGCACGCCCCCCCAGACGACCCACTACCGGCTGTGGTGTCGGGTTTCCGACACACAAGCTACTTGAGAGTATGCAGTAGTGGTGGGAGGCAACTGCCGGCGTGGTAGCGACTTGCGGAGCGGTAGGTAGGCTGGGGAAGTTAACCCGGCCCCTGGGGGGGAGCGCGCTCGGGTCCCATCTACATAGACCCTGGTTCTGGGCTACAAACCCTGTTTTCGGGACCCTGTTTTCGGGTCACACAGACCGGTTTTCGGCTACGGGCCGGGCCCTGGTCTTGGCTCTGGTCTTGGTCTTGGTCTTGGCTCTGGTCTTGGATCTATATACCCGCGGCTTTAGCCGCGGTGAGCGCCGAAGGCGCGATATTCTTGGCTGTTTCTTGGTCTTGTTCTTCTCTGAGCCCTGGTTATGCGTTTTGGAGCATAGTATCCGTTGGTCTATTTGGACTCATGTATCGGTCGCTTTGTGCGCATTGGTACGCTTTTGTTGCATGGTGTTGCATTTCATGGGTGTTTTTGGGGTGCTTTGGGTGATTTCGTGGCTCCTTCGGTTGATTTGGGTGATTCGCTGAAAAACTAAAGGTTCCCCCTGGACCCCCTCCAAAGTATATCGGCTCTTGAGAGGGGATGTCTTTGCTTCTCATGAGTTGGGTATCATACGGTAGGCCGGTATCGTTAAGAACCTCCCCCCTCATCCCCCCTCCTAAAGTTGCCGCACATAACGAGCACACATTGACGGCCGTCAACGGATGTGGCTAAGCCACGTTTTTGGGTCCAGGATGGTCCAGGGCCGATTTATGTGGGTTGGATGTGTTTGGGGTCACGATTTGGTTTTGGCGCGGTCCTGGGGCAACGTCGGCGGTTTTTCTGGCATCCCGCCGATCGCGCCGAGAAGCCGGTCGATGTTCGGTGCTGTGGTGTTGGCCGTGTTGGCATGCAGGAGCCACTCGTCCCTTCCTGTGCGTTGCCACTCGTGCTCGGCAGTGATCACGCAGGCCAGCCGGTGGCCAGGAGGGGCCGCGAACAGCGCCTGGTCGAGGAAGGTGGCGCGGGCGAGTTCTTCGGGTGTCCACTGGCGGACAGGGCGTGTCCAGATCATGTGTGGTTGCCTCCTAGGGCGCGGCGGTACTCGATTTCCCACTCCGCGCGGTATTGGTCGAGCTGGCTGCCGGGCATCCCGTGCTCCGGCAGGCCACCGAAGAGGCGGCAGGCGGCGCGCATGGCGTCGGTGATCGCGTCCGGCCGTCGGCGCTCGGGCGGCGCGAGGACCCAGGCACGGAGGCGCTGCCAGGCGTCGGACGAGGCGAGCTGGGGTGCGCGGCGCGTGGCGGCCGGCTCGCGGTAGTCGAGCCCGGCCTGGATGTGCGAGGCGTCGCGCATGATGAGCGCGAGGGCCAGATAGCGCTTGCCGTGCTCGTTGCTGCCCGTGTGGTGCGGTGAGACGTGGTACCCGTCGATCGCGGCGCAAAGCTCGGCCACGGTAGAGCCCTCGGCCAGGCGAGCGCGGATGAGGCGGACCTCCTTCGAGTCGGGGCGTGGGCGGCGCAGCGCAGCGGGGTGGTGGGCGCGGTAGTGCGCGATGACCGCGAGCACGTCGGCGGGTACGGAGGCGGCCCGGGCAGGCGCCGATTCGCCCGACCCACCCTCGCCGACAGGCGAGGTGAGCGCCCCTGGCGCGACATCTGTCTGTTCCTGCTGCGCTCTGAGCCCTGAGCCCTGAGCCCTGAGCGGCATCGCCCGGGCATGGCCCGGGGCATACCCTGGAGCATTGCTCTGAGCATTGCTCTGAGCATTGCTCTGAGCATTCCAGCGTGCATCGGCGGCATCGCGGCCCTTGGCGGAACGTTGTGCGGCGTCAACACGTTGCAGCAGAAGCTTAGGGTTTCTCCACCGCCCTCCATCGACCGTGAAGAACATCGTGAGCAACTCGGAGATCATCTCGGCTGTCGCTTCGGAGGGCATGGCGCGGCGGATTGCCTCCCGGTCCATCGGCAAGCCGTCGAGCTGCCAGTCCAGCAGGAGGAGGCGCAGGTACAGTCCTTGCTGCGCCAGGGACAGACATGACACGCGCCCGGACCCCATCCAATCGTCAGCGTAGAAGCGGAACCAAGCATACGCCGGCATGACCCGCCTCGTGATAGTGCAGCCTGCGCGTGGTGACACCAGGCGCGCCCGGGAAGGGCGAGGAAGGATCGCACAGGCTGCTTGATCGAATGTCCCGATGTCACCACATGCATCATCGTCACGGACCGCACGGTGTCAAGGGCCTTGTAGGGGAATTAGCCCCGCCGTGCCAAGCCCGACCAAGCCCAGCCA